AGCCTCAACAGTGCTTTTACGTGCTGCTGGTCACAAAGATTCAAGTCAATCATGTTATAAATCTACTCTAAATATGTTAACATGTCAACACATGCGAAGACTACTTACCATTTGGACGAGGACTCATGGTATTGTCCTGCCGCCCACCTTTAGGAGTTCCATCTTCTTGCATTTGCGCGGCCTGTTGCTGAGCCTGCATTTCCTGCATCATCATGGCCTGTTGTTGAGCTAACTCTTGCTGCTTCTGCACATCTTCTCGGCTAGGGACGAGGCGATCAACATTGGTATTAAGATTACCCGCGAGGTCGCGGAGGAGTTCAGCCGTACCCGGTAAGCCAACAATCTGCTGTGCAACCGGACTTTCCAGTATAAGACGGAGGAAGTCAGTCTTACGGACAGCTTCAGCTTCCTTAACAACCAGCGACATCGCGCCCGTTGCCACGATCTGGACATCGCCGATAAGGTCTGGGTCATCTGAATACCTTAAATTTCGTTGGTACTGGCGTTCTAACATGGGGCGCATAACATCGTGGTCGATGTTGCTAATAACTTGTTTAATACTCTTGCCCGCGTTCGACATAAGCATAGACAACCCCGAAGACGTACGCCCAGCGCCCGGAACGTGTTGCCCGGTCATGTAACGTGGAATACCTGATACTTCGTCTGAGATTGCCATAAAGCGGTCAAACACACCCATAAGTTCAGCCGCATTAGAGTTGGGTTGAAAAAAGCTCATAGGGGGAGTTGAGTCTGCGTAGTCAGACTGCCTAAACTGCCAAATCTTCCAAGGGTACATCTGTGTGATGTCTTCCCCCGCTGGAAGGCGGCTAATATTTACGCCGACCTGTGGACCGGAGCTAATACCCATATTATTTGCAAGCGCCCGAGCAGCGGCGTTACACATATTCTGAGCGTCCATACAAAGGTCAGCGACCCCGTTACCGTCAATGCGGCCCGGAACCTTTTCAAAAGATGTCATATAGTAGGGCTTGCGCCCCAATGGATCGTAGTTAAGCACCGCACGAACGACGATATTATCAATCATCCATACTTCGCACGGGTAAGACTTCTGCGGGTCTTCGACCTCGTCTTCGCCTAGCCCCCATTCGAGTAAAACATCCCCGGGGATTGTGTCCCAAAGCTGTAGTGCGGCAACTAAATCTGTGTTCGCCTCATCAAAATCCTGTCCTGTGGCGTCTTCCATAAGGTCGTCATTGTGGTCGAGCCAGCTGAACCCACCCGTACCGAAATCGCTCAGAATAGAACGAACAGCAGCTTCGTCGTAGCCTTCGACGCCCAGCATGTTCTCAACGTCGTCTCGTGTTAGGTGATGCAGTTCCGCAACCGGCATCGAGTGAATGTCATCACCCCATGGCATCCAATAGAATTTAAAAGGGTCAACTCGCTCCCACTCGTCGCGCAATACATCTACAACGCCCAACCCACCCTCAACGTATTTCATCGCCTTGCGTTTGCGTGGGATTGGCCCTATGAGTACAGCGTAAGGGAATGTGGCTATGTCGTTAGTGAACTCGAACAGCGCCTTGGTAAAGCCGCCCTCAAGCATCTGGTCTTCCATTTTGGTTTCCATCCGCTCGACGCGCTTTTCCGCTTCGAACTTCATAGACCGCATGGCCGTATCTTTCATACCCGACGCAAGCTGTTTTAGCTCATCCTCGTTGGGCGGTTCCCCGCCAGCGTCGTAATACTGCATCAGGTTCTGCTGCATGATGTTCTGCATCGCCTGAGTTATGTCTGGTGGCACCTCTGGAATAGGCGTCGCACTAAGAGACCAAGGTTTATCTGCACCTGTGCCTAAAAGCGTATCTCGCAGCCAAGCAGTAGCAGTCCTACACTTAGCGCTGACAATGCCCATAAAGATTTCTGAGCCACCTTGCTCCTGTATTTCAGCAAGTTTCGCAGGTTCGTACTCCATATTCCGAGCGCGAACGCACTGCGCAAGACGCTCTTCTAAATTGTCTTGGTGGTGATCTCGCATCACTTCCCAACGTTTATGGACGTGGGAAGCCAGCCCTTGGATCATAGGGGTATTCTGTTTTTCATCAGAAGCACGTTGCGCCTGCGCCTCAAGATCAGAAGCACGTGCAACAGGAATTAGGGCCGAGCCTATCGCCATATCAAAATCTCACCTGTGACGTCATGCGTACGATAGCACCTATATGTTCACGCGTCAACAGATTAGGTCCAACCGCTAGATGAAACGCGGACGACCTCTTTGCGCTGTGTTGACCATGAGTTTGCCCCGAAGGTCTCACCGCCGTCTGCATGAAGGCACATATATTGGAACGCGTCGGCAACGTCCGACCACGGGTGAGACTTCTCGGGCTTCTCGTCCCGCGCACCTTTCGTGTTGATCTTGTACCGATACTTACCGGCCAACGCCTGCACCAACGACGACGCTCCAACGCCGTCGACGACGAAACTGTACTTACCGTCAACCACACGGGTCAGATATTTCTCCACCGCAGCGATGCGTGCTGCGATTGAATTGGTCCTCGCGGGCTTCACAACGAACCCCTCGTTTTTGTATATATCCGCCACAGTTCTCTCGTCCGTCTGGACACGCTGAAACGCAGCAGGGTCGATAATAACTATCGCTCGTCGCCCCGGAAACTTGTTACTTAACAACGGCTTGAGCCTCTCTCGCACGAACCTCAACGCCCCCATACCGTCAGAGATCAAGCTGTCGTACACGACCAGTCGCCCATCGTGCGTTACGCTGCCGACAACGGCTGCGGGCGTCAGCCCCGCGTCGACGCCGATCAGCAACGGGCTGTCGCTAAACATGGGAGTCAACTCTTCATCTGAGGAGTGAACCGTCCGGTCGAACGATCTAAACACTGGCTGTCCACTGAGCGATTTGCCGAACTGCGCGTGAATATACACGTCTACCCAGTCCTCAGTTTTCCCTTGTGCGAGGTTGTCATAATAATCGTCAGGTAAGAACCTCGTCCAATCGGCCTCCGGTGCCAACCCGCTGGGCTGTATGGTTACATGCACGTTGTCAGGCGGCTCTGTGAGCAAAGTTTCCCAAAAAGTATCCATGTCAGGGGGGTTCGTCATGCCCCAAATGTGCATATTCGGCTTACCATCGTCGCTTACACACCCCACACCGTTCATCATTTTGTCGGGATACCGGCCCACACGACCCTGCGCGGCGTTGTAAATATCGGGGTGAATCTCCCTAAATTCGTCAAATATGATGAAACTAGCCTGTAATGAGAGCAATCTACGCACGTCATTGGCGTCATCTAGCCCTCTAAACAGCACTTCGCACTCAATATCACCCACTTTTAGGACGAATTTGTACTCTGTTTTGAGGAAAGACCCCATAATTCCATCGGGAATCCACTTCAAAAAGTCAGGAATTGACGTATCTCGCAGCTGTTCTCGCGTATTTCGTACCCAAATGGTCCTAGAACGCCTAATTCCGTCCTTACACGGGGCCATTCGTGCCGCATGGTGCAGGATTTTCATGATACCAGCCGTAGTTTTAGTCGATCCGACCGGTCCTACCGCCAAAGATATGAATTTTTCGGAGTAAAAGAACTCATCGAGGCTCTCGATGACCTCAAAGTCTATCTCATGTTGCATCGTCTACCGTTTGACCTTCGATGGTGATGGCATCGGACTGATCTTTGGCACGCGTTATGTTGATGACCACCTGTGGGCCACCTCCACCGGTATCCAACTTGGTATCCGGTTCCAACCTGCCCATCTTGTTGAGCATTTTTTGGAACTCTATCCGGGCCGTCGGGTTAATTGTGGGGTTTTGCATGTGACGGAACAAGTTATCTAGGTTCACTGCGCCCAACATACGGGCAACGGTCTCGATTTTACTCGGATCGTCTTCGATAGCCTGCAAGTCAGCAGGGGACAGAATGGCTTGGTCGACCTTTGATGGGTCTATTGCTTTGTACACATGGTTACTCATGCTCACACGTTAACACTTAGAGGGTTTTGGGTCAATGCAACTGAGTGGGGAGGAACAAACAGAGAACACTTGGAAAAAATAGGGGTCGCGATACACGTACTACATAAGGGCTGGGTGGGTGGCCCACCCCCCTCGGCCACTACCCCCCCCTCTGTCAACCGCGCGCTATAGATAGGACGGTTAGATACACCTTCGGGTCACATCGTCCACAGTCGAAAGGTTGGGATTGTAGTTGAACCACGCGCGTTTTGTGTGTGCGGATGCGAAAGTTCTCAAGCGTCAACCGCTACTGCATGCGGGGAAACCAATCGGCTTTACCATAAGCGCGGACCGTGTATGCGTCACCCAATGTGACCTTGCGGCCGAACCCTACTCTGAGACAAGGTGGGGCACGCTGAATAACGTCGGATATCGCATTACCTCGCTGACAACGAGGCGCGGTATCTGTGAGCGCATCCGCGTGGTGCGTTCTCATATACCTTATTATCCATCAACTTTGTCTATGAAAGGACATATCATGTTATCTATCAAAGCTCTTAAAACTAAAGTGTCATCTATCAAGTCAGACACAAAGTCGCTTCGCGGCCGTATTCAAACTGTTCTCGTTCACACGGCTGGCCACGCCTACCAGCACCGCGATGTGACCATGTTCACAGAACTATACGCGGCGACTAGCGGTATCAATCGCAAGCGCATGGTCAAGTTTATCCACGATAACGGCTTCGCCACGTTGCAGAAAGACGGCTCGTTCAAGCTGAACAAGTCTGCTGTCAAGAACGCGGACTTCGACGACGGCGACGCTGTTGTTGAATACCTTAATGACCAAGACGCTTGGTACGTCGATGAGGAACAAGCTCCCGCCATCGTCAAGGCTCTTACTCCAGCAGTGTTACTTGAGCAGTTGGCTGACAAGATCGAGAACCCTAAGTCTGGCCAAGACGTCGTCGTTGACTTCGCTGCTTACAACGCCGCGATGCAACGTGTTGACGCCGCTATCCAAGCCCGCATCGCGGGCTAACTACTCCAATAATAGCCTTTATGACAAAATAGAGGCTATTTTACTTTGTCACATGGATTGTCATAATCCAAAGTTGTTTGTTTACAGGGGGTTGACCCCCCCTTTATGACATTATGACATTATGACAAAGATAAATAATAATATAGAGGAGGAAAAAAGCTCGTGCGTCCCGCTCGGATCGCGCGCTCCATCTCTATGCCCCCCAGCTTATCCCGTAGCTTTGTCATAATGTCATAAAGCTGCAATATCAAAGGCTTACAGCTGACCTTTTGTCATAAAGGTTTGTCATAAAGCTATTTTGTCATAAAGCCCCTCGAAATCTTTAACCTTGGAGGACATGCTCACATGTCAACACGAACCATACATTGGCACCACATTGCCGACTTGGCGATGAAACTATGCGGTTGCGTACTCGTAGCGGCTTTCATCGTGTGGTTGCTCGTCAACCTAGTAACCGGATGCGGCAACGTCGACGGCGTGTGCATCCTTCACCCCACCATCCCAACACAGGAGGTAATCCAATGAACGACACATCAATCATCGTCGTCAACATCCGTCACGTGTACGGCGAACGTAAAGTTTACCCACACTGCGACAAGGCGAAACACTTTGCGCATATCGCTGGCACCAAGACACTCACCCCCGTTGTTTGTGAGACCATCGAACGTCTTGGCTACCGCATCGAAACCGAAAGCGTCGAATGGAGGAACGCCTGACCTCATAAATCTAATCAGTTGACACCGTATCTGTTAACATGTAAACACGTGTGACATTACTTGCGCACGTCCGAATCTAACTGTGCATACAAGGAGAACCATATGCCATCATTTGCCCAATGCGAGAGCGCCGCAACTGCGCTACTATCCAAGACACCACATGCCGTCATCAACTTCGTCGGTGCGCCCGGCCTAGGCAAGACCGCGTGTACGCTCAAAGTCGGTGCCAACCTCGGTCTATCTGGCCCACGCATCCTTGTGGTGCATGTCAACAACCACGACATCGTCGACTTCACCGGCGTGCCAAGCGTCACCGACGACGGCATGACAATATTCAACCCACCCAAAATGTTCTACGACTTCCGCGAGGGTACTGGCCCCGGTCTTATCGTACTCGAGGAGTTGGCGCAGTCATCCACACACCACCAGACATGGGCGGCTGGCTTTATACTCGAACGCGAGACACCGACGTTCAAGCTCGACCCCGAGGTGCGCATCATATGTACAGGCAACCGTGCCCAAGACAAAGCCGGTGCCAAGCCACTACTAGGCCACCTTAACGACCGTATGTACCACATGGACATGGAGACAAGCGTTGACGACTGGTCTGGTCATGCCGTCGAGAGTGGCGTTGACCCTCTGGGTGTAGCGTTCATCCGCTTACGTCCTGACCTGCTCAACAACTACGACCCCAACAATCGTAGCAACGGTACACAGCGTTCATGGTTCAAGTTACTTACCGAGGTGCCGACCGACCTGCCTACTGATCTGTACCTTATGATCGCCGAGGGTAAAGTCGGTGAGGGTAACGCCGCCGAGTGGGTTGCTGCCCGTGACATGATGCACAAGATGCCATCTATCGACAGCATACGATTACACCCTGACCGTGCGGAGGTGCCGACTGAGCCAGCTGTGCGGTTCGCTGTTGCCACAGCGCTTTCGATGACGACGGAACCGGAAGCGTTTACACGGGACATGCAGTACGTCAGCCGTATGCCCAAAGAGTTCCAGATGGTCTACGTGACCGACGCGCTCCGCTTACACCCCGAACTTCAACAAACCACAGACTTCATCAACTGGGCTGTGGCCAACAAAGACATCTTTATGGGAGGCAACTGATGAACCAAGAAGACATCCGCTTTGAACTGACCAACATAGAAGTGTCAGCCCTCGAACTAGCTAACGGCAACTACAACGCTGGTGAGCTAGAAACTGATCTAATGAAAATAGCGCAAGCCGCTCGTGAGCTTGCTTACAAACTAATGGGAGAAAACTAATATGAATATGCAAGCACAACTACAGGCCGCGCTCGACGCCGCCACTTCAGCACCGATCATCGACGACACATCACACGTCGCTCCGCCCGCAGCAAAAACCAACGACGCCGCCGCGTCCTCATGGAAGCATGTGTCTGAGGTTATCCCACAACCTGCCACACCAACCGTGCAGATCAAATCGTTGGCCGAGAAAGCCATGCTCGTGACGCTCAAGATGTCACGCTATGGTACGACTAAGCTCGACCGTGACGAGACCGCCGCCTACGGTGGATCGCACAACGTGTACAAGTCTCTATTCTCTGGCAGCAACAACCGCGTCAAGAAAGCCAACAGCGCGTTCAATGCCGTCTACACATACCTCAAGGAGAACACAGTACCGTGGGCTAAAGGTGTAGACATGATAAACGCCGAGCAATACATCCCGCTCACCACCAAGCTACGAACGCTCAAGGCCGACGCCAGAGCCGCAGTCGAGGACTTGCTCACCAACTTAGAAGCTGAGATCGCGGCTGACATGAACTATCGTCAATCGTGCGCGGCTTCGACAGGCAAGGGGCATATCATATCTCGTGCCGACTACCCGAGTGTAGACGAGATGCGCTCCAAGTATAGCATCGACGTGCAGATCAGCCCCGTACCCAAGCCCAACGACTTCGACCCGCGCCACGGTGTGAGTGAAGAAGACATCGCGTCGCTACAGCGCCAGCTCGATGATGCGGCGACGAACGGCGGCAAGCACGTTATCAAGCAGATGCTCGACCCAATGGAGAAAGCAGTTGTTAACCTGTCAACACCTGTGGAGGACGTCAAGAAGTTCTATAACAGCATCGTGACCAACATGGTTGACGTCGCCGACCGTATGCGCCGGGCGAACATCAGCGACGACCCCGAAGTATCTCAGCGTATCCACGAGCTAACTACGCTGTCGACTGACCTTAACCGCAACACCGACGTGCTTCGCCACTCGCACACTGCCCGCAGCGCCGCCGTCAACGACATCTCTACTCTTATGGGTAAGATGCAGGGTTTGGTATGACACAGTCACAGCCCGAAGAGTTCTTCTGCACCGAATGTGATGGCACTGACATAATTGCCGAGGCGTACTGTAGCTGGGACATCACCACACAGAAGTGGTCGTACTACGAAGTCATGGATGAAGGCTACGATTACTGCCACGGCTGTAACGACCAGCGCATCGGAGGTTTCCGTCCCATAACCGACGTCAAGACGCTGGCTCAAATCGCTATTAATAGGGAGGAAGCTAATGCAGCTACCGCCGCCGCTTGAGGCGGAGCTTAAACGTCTGGGCGTAGTTGTCCGTGAGCAAGACGTTGTCCAACAACCAAAGGTCATACGGGAGTATAAGTTTCGTATGCCCAACTTAGACGAAAATGGAGAACCTGACTTTTGAAACATGAACCAAAGGCCGACGCTGTCATAGCTAAATTACAAAGCAAAGTTGCGATCCAACGCAACGAGATCGCTCGGCTTACACAACTTGTTGAGACGCTGATGAAGCAACGAGATGCGCTCACTAAAGATATACAATGGATGAGAGGAGAACCTAAATGACATCCGCAGCACTTCAAGACCCACCGGTCACATACGACGTCGACGACATCATGCGCCGCGTCGCCAAGGCCAAGTCCTTACTTATACTTGACCACCCATTCTTTGGCATGGCGTGTAGCAAACGCCCGATCATCTACACCGACACTGTGCCGACAGCGTGTATGTCAGCGACGGGTCAAATGTATATGAACCCAGCGTTCGTCGACCCACTTCCTGTACCACAGCTTATGTTCTTGTTGGCGCACGAGGCACTGCACTACATGCTCTGCCACTCACTGCGCCTTGGTACTCGTGACGCTAAAGCGTGGAACGTCGCATGTGACAAGGTTATCAACGACACACTTGTCGACGCCAAGGTAGGCGACCCTATCGAGGGCGGTGTATATATGGACGGCGCTCGTGACTTCTCAGCCGAGGAGTTGTATGACGATGCAGACGCCGACGGCCCCGGCCCCGGAGGTATCGGTAGCGACGTAGGCGCGCCCTGTGATGACGGCGGTCAAGCACTGGACGAGAGCCAGATACATCAGCTAGAGGCGCAAGCTAAGATCGAGGCCGTCCAAGCTACCAAAGCAGCCAAGGCCATCGGTAAACTACCCGGCTCAATCGAACGTCTCGTCGATCAACTTGTTAACGTGTCAACACCGTGGCACGAGATACTCGAGCGCTTTATGATCGCCAAGGTCAAAGATGGTTACTCGTGGAAGCGTCCCAACCGTCGCTTCATGGCAAGCGGCATGTACTTGCCGGGTCACGATACCAAGCCACAGATGGGTGAGATCGTCATCGGTGTCGATACGTCTGGCTCTATCCAACAGCCCGAGCTTGACATGTTCAACGCTCACATCAATCGCATCCTGCACACGTGTAACCCTGAGAAAGTCACCGTTGTCTACTGCGACTACGACGTCAACTCTACCGTAGAGTATGAGCCTGACGACTTCCCTGTCACCCTTAAACTACAGGGCGGCGGCGGCACACGGTTCAAGCCGGTGTTCGACTACATCGACGAGAACGGCATCGACCCCGAGGTTGTTGTCTACCTGACCGACGGTCTCGCTAACACTGACTTCACCACCCCCCACGAAACTGTCTGGCTTACGACACTAGCCGAAGACTTAAAATTTGGAACTGTCATTAAATTTGAGGAGTAATAACTATGGCATATGTAAGAAAAACTGACACGCTGCAATACGATGTAATTAATCGCGTTCGTGAAATGCGCAGCGCCGCGTTAGCCCCGTACCAGACTAACAAACTGGAGATCGGTACACCCGAGTACAACGACATGCGTAAAGATGTTGTAGCTGCTACTTGGAAAGACGCGCCTGATCTACAACACAAGGTGCCCGACACATGGTGCGGTGAGCCGACCCGTGCTGATATTAAACTACACAATAGTGAAGGCACACGGGTGGCTCGGTTTTCCATCGAGAACACGTCTGCAAACCCCATGCGGTTTTCCCCAGCATATAGACGGCAAAGCTACCCCGACGTGGATGTGTACACCGCTCATCTGACAGGCGCGGCTAAGACATGGGCGGATTCAATCGCTGGCTTCGAAGCAAAGCAAGCAGAGGTTAACGAAAAGTTCAACGTCGTCGAACAGCAGCTTAAAGGTTACATGCAACAACACGCATCGCTCAACGCCATGATAACTGAGATGCCTGAGTTCGAGATGTATGTTCCAGACAAGTACATGCAGAAGTATCGTGCCAAGTCAGCACCACGTGCCAAGGTTGAGCGACCTACTAATGTAGAAAACCTTAACATCGACGTCGATGCTCTCGCAGCAGCAGCAATTACGCACCGCATGGTTTCATCCAACGGTTCGTCTTAATCACCCACCATCATAACCCCAAGGAGGTTTAATATGAAACGTCAAAACGTAGCCGCAATGGCTAAAGCTAACGGTGTCAACCCCGCGACAGCGCACCACCGCATTTCACGAGGCTGGACTACAGAGGAGGCGACGTCGACGCCAGCGCGTAAGTATTACAGGCCAAAGCCAAAGCACCCTCGTGGCAGTAAGGCCGATGCGGTGTGGGCGTATCTTGTAGCCAATCCGTTGGCTCGTCCCATCGAGGTGTCCAAAGCGACCGGCGTCACATACGGCTATGTATATAAGCTGATGTCCAAGGTAGGCACACCACGCGAGGTGTTCGAGGCCGAGGCCGCAGCCAAGGCTGATGTCACAGAAGATGTTAGCTTAGAACAGTTCGTCGCAGACGACACATCACCGTTCCCGCCACGCAAAGTCTTAGTCGGCGCAGCCATCGTAGCTGTCGTTGTAGCGTGGGTCGCATCGAGCTTCTGGCTATGAGACTATACACAGATAGCAAAGGCGCTTGGGCTGGTACACAGTCCGACGCCAAACAGTTCGGTGCCTTTGAGCAAGTCGAGGTGCCAACTGACAAGCCAACCCTGTTGGAGTTCTTGAACAAGCACAGTGTGGGCGGCGATGGGTTTCGTGTTGGCGCGCTCGTCGACGATGACTGGGAGATGCCAGCAGCAAAGACGCACCCGCAGTCATGCAGCGCTAACCCCAACGTCTACGACGTACGTGATGCCGTATTAAATTGTGACCGCAAGCATCTAGGCAGTGCGTTAGCTGCCATCATCTCAAGACTGCATGACGAAGTGGAGGAAGCGTGATGAAAGATAGTGAGTGGATAGAACTACTAGAACGTAGGCTACAAATAAAAAACGCTAAAGTGCTTTCTTATCTCAAGGCTTACTATGCTGACCTTGAGTACCAATTCAAATCAGGCGGTTACGAGTTTATGGATTTCGCTTCTAGCGGCACCCCAGAACATCTGACGGACGAGGGAGCCAAGAAGTATTTGGCAGACCTCGCTGACTTTATAACAAAGGAGGAAGCCGCGTGAAAATAGCTACCGTTGACCTAGAAACCTATTGGGCTGTTGGTCACTCGCTGACCAAGATGTCACCTATCGCGTATTGTATGCACGAAGACACAGAGATTATCAGCTGTGCGTTTAAGTTCGGGAACGATCCCACCGTCGTCGTCTTCGGCGAGCAGGCGGTCATCGACTACTGCAATAACGTGGACTGGTCACAATACTGGGTCGTCGGTCACAACCTCTCAGGCTTCGATAGTATGATCTTATCGTGGCGTCTTGGAGTTAAACCAAAGCTCTGGGGTTGTACCCTTGCCATGGCGAGACCTATCCACGCGAAGGATGTTGGGCTGTCGCTTGCGAAGCTCGTCGCGCACTACGGACTGGGGCACAAAGACCAGTCGGCGCTCATCGCCACCAAGGGCAAGAACCTGTGTGACTTCTCAGATGACGAGATAGATGAGATGCGGGTATACAACGCCGCCGACGTCGATCAGTGCTACGGGCTGCTGCTCAAGCTGATCCCACAGACACGCAAGGAAGAGGTCAAGCTCGTCGACATGACGATCCGTATGCTTGTGGAACCCACGTTTGAAAGCAATTCGATTTTACTTGCTGACACGTTAACAGAGGAAGGTATCCGCAAGAAGGCAATGCTAGTCGAAGCCGCGCGTAAAATGGACGTCTACGAGATAGGCATGGACGACGACGAAGCCGCTGCCGCAGCCTTGACGGTGTTGTCGTCTGCTGCTAAGTTCGCAGCGTTCCTGCGAACCATCGAAGTCGACGTTCCGACTAAAGTTTCTCCTACAACGGGTAAAGAGATACCGGCTCTGGCCAAGACGGATGAAGGCTTTCTGGAGTTGCAGGAACACGATGATCCTCTCGTCGCCACAGCTGCCGCAGCACGGCTCGACGCGAAGTCCACAATTCTACAAACACGCATCCAAGCGTTCATGGACGCATCCAACGCACACCCTGAGAAAAAGGTGCCGATCCCGCTCAAGTATTACGGCGCAGACACGACGGGCCGCTGGTCTGGTTGGGGCTACAATCCACAGAATTTACCACGCGTGAACCCGTACAACCCTCGCCCATCGGATGCACTACGTCGGTCGTTGATTGCTCCGCCGGGCCACAAGGTTGTCGTCGCCGACTTGTCAGGCATCGAGTTGCGTGTAAACCATTTCCTTTGGCAAGTACCGGCCAGCGTGGCGATGTACCAAGCGGAGCCAGAGAAAGCCGATCTCTACAAAGACTTCGCCAGCAAACTGTACAGCGTACCATACGACGACGTGACAAAAGTCCAACGTCAGGTGGGTAAAGTGGCTCACTTAGGTCTTGGCTTTGGTGCTGGGTACGTCACGTTTCAAAAGGTTGCTAAGCTGATGGGCGGCGTCGACATCACCGAAGATGAGAGCAGGGACATCGTCGACAAGTGGCGCGACGAATACTACGAAATTACCAAGGGCTGGCGCACATGCCACGCCGCACTGCCTACGATTATGCGAGGCTCGGAGGGTAACGCAGTCGACCCGTGGGGTATGGTGGTGCCAGTTCCCGAAGGACTGCGTACACCCAAGGGATTGATTCGGTATCCAGATTTACGGACAGAGGTAAACGAAGACGACAACCGTAAAGAGTTTGTCTACGGGCATGGTCGGAACAAGGCCAGAATATATGCAGGAAAAATTGACGAGAACATCGTGCAACACTTGGCTCGGTGTGTGATTGCCGACAATGCGTTGGCAGTTCAAAAGATCACAAAACTAAACCCTGCGTTAATGGTACATGACGAATTAGTGTACATCGTACCAGAAGACGAAGCTGAGATAATGCTAGACATAGTTCAGCAAGTAATGAGGACACCGCCTACGTGGTGGCCTGAGTTAATCACATGGAGTGAAGGAGATATAGCTGACACATATGGCGACGCAAAATAAATACTTGAAATGTGTTTAAATGTGTGCATTTATGTTCGGCTTATGTTATATACATGTAAACAAGTACAGAGGAGAAAAAATGCACAGAAACAACTATAACGGAGATGGCTCCTGCCAAGGCCGAAGCGCAAGCGATTGGTCTGATCCACATCAAGCCCCACCCATTGATCCTTTAAGCTACGGAACACCACAAAAGAACAAAGGAATGGGAGATGAGGAATGGAACCCGATTTAAGACAAACAACTGATTACTTGCTGCGAAACCCCAGCAATATTAAAAAATGGCTAACACTAACGGATAAGTACATGCAGACCTTTGCC